CAACATTCAAGAGATTGTCGAACGAGTGAGTAGAAGGGATATCCCTTGGGACTGGTTCATAGTCAGTCTGTACCCGAAGGAGAGGGAGTTCAAGTTGGATCCCCGGATGTTTTCAATGCTTGTCTTAGAAATGCGATGTTTTTTTACCTGTATTGAAGCAAACATAGCGGATAAAGTCTTCAACTTTATGCCCCAGCAGACTATGACAAAGACCAAAACTCAGATTCAAGAACGATTCCTGTCGTTCACAGATCCATCACGGAATCTGAACAGTCATTCGTTATTCTTGGAGATTGATCTGTCGAGGTGGAACCTTAGATGGCGGGAGCTTGTAATCCACATGATTGGACACGACTTGAATAAGATGTTTGGTGTTGCAGGAACTTTCACTATCACGCATTGGTTTTTCAAACAGTGTCAGATCCTTGTGAGAGTCGGAGGATTAAGACCGGATGGAATAGAGAAACCTTATCCACCTGCATCTAGCTTGGCCTGGCGCGATCATTTAGGAGGATTCGAAGGGATAAATCAGAAAGCGTGGACGGCAGCTACTTATGCAATGGTAGAAAAGGCCTTAATCCCCTTTCTTCTGTCCGGAAAGGTATCAAGCTATGAGCTTATTGGTCAAGGGGACAATCAAGTACTACGTCTAGAGATTCCACGCACAGAGGAGGACCGGAAAGTAGTTCTTCCGCGAATGCGCGACGAGATTAATGCGGCACTCGAAAAGACTTGTGCTTCAGTAAACCAGGTAGTAAAACCAGACGAAAACGTCGAAGCGACCAATGTGCTCACCTACTCAAAAGCTGTATATGTGAACGGGGTAGAATATCCTACGACTCTGAAGAAACATAGTAGGTTATTCCCTGTCACATCATCGGACTTTCCGTCCACAACAACAAAGGCAGCTGCAATCATGGCGGGAGCTGTCGCAGGTGCCGAGGACTCACGTCACACCCTCTGCAGTGCAGTGGTGGGTTGGTATCATACCGCCAGATATCTAATTGCTGCCTCACGAGGATGTACAATTCACGGTAAGTCTGGACCGAAGCTAACAAGAGCCCAAATTACGGCGGGGTTGATT